GCACCTTAAAGGTGCTTCAACTTCCCGAGGTAAATCCGTGTAGGACTATAATACGATTATTCGTATATAGAACTTTCGATGATTGATACACTAGTCCAGTAAGGGTAACAATATTATTTGTCAACCTATGAAATAAGAGGCACATTTAATGCCCCTTACTCCTCTGGTATAACACGTTCTACTACAAGACTATGCAGTTTACTATCTGTATATTTCTTATAGCAGAACAGTGGGATATTATTATCACCTTGTAATATTCGTATTACAAGGCGTAACACTTCAAATTTACACTTGGTCACTTTGTGACCTCTGTTGTAGTATTTGTAAGTGTCGACATTTGGTAGGGATACCAAATCTCGATATTCTCCCTTCATCCACGCGTTGTAAATAGAGTATTCATCTTTCCGGCCGTGGTTATCCACCACGAGTTCGTTTTTGCCCCTTCTATCCGAAGGGCCATCGCGATACGGATATACTTCCTTTGATAACATCAAAGTAAGCGGATGAAACATAGTTATGTCTTCGGAACTAGCATTGCTTTGAGTTCGAGAAATTGTTAACTTCTCGACTTCTTTACTGAACAAGTAATCTCTAGCGATATTTATTACACTAGACAAATACTCTGAGTCAAACTCAGAGATATTTATACTTGCCTTACTTGGACTATTGTTACCCCTCTTTGAGGGGGCTCTAGAAGAAGTAAAGTTATCCACATAGATGTTACCCTCTTGAAATAATGGAGGGGCACCTAGGATAACACTTGGTAAAGATAAAATACTAGCTATTAATGCTGCATGCCTTTTGTAGGCAGGTAGTCTTAATAGAGCTTCAAAGCCGGGTAATAGGATTGAATCCGCATACCCCCTAGATCTGCAAATACGTAACAGTTCTAACAACTGTTCCGGATTATTATGTGAGCCTTTCAACAAGTGAACAGGTAAACCTGTTAACTCACCGTTAGGTCCATATAATCTCTTAGCAAATTCGGCATAGCCGTCTTCACTAGTAGTGCATTTCGAATCACTGATTCGTATACCTAGATCTTTTATAGTCTTTAAGTATAAACTGTAAAGATTTTTATCTGTATCTAGTGTATCATCACCTAGTATTAGATATTTGTATCTTTTAATACCCAAGGTAGACGCACAGTAATGTTTTACAACATGATGTGTGAAGGTTGAGACAGCCCATGAGGATAAAACTCCCATGGGATTGCCGACCTTATATCGGATTAATCCGATATCCTTGTGATAGAATTCTCTATCACAGATGATTGTATACCAATCGTGAGCTTCTTGCTCACCGTAGACAGCTTTAATGACCTCCTTTTCTAGTAAACTAGGAAAGCGGTCAGTGAAAGCAGTCATATCCGATGAATACAGACAAGGGCCAAAGCCCTTGATCATACTAGGGACATTGTCCTGATAATAAGTAGCATCGGTTTTTAACCGACGCAACCCTTTCATGAAAGCTTTATGCAATCTTGATAAGGCTGTATTAGACCACCAATCTGCTATAGCAATAACTCTTGTTTTACAAGCTTTATCGCTAAGCAGCACTAACTTGGAGTGAAGAAATTTACCCCGAGGTAGTGTTACAAATTGAAGCGTTGTTGGCAGTTCACTTCCTGAGCGTACAAGTACGCCCACGATAGTTTCTACCAGTTTTGGATTTGATTGCACCAAAGCAACCAAATCCTTCAAACATGTCGCACTAGCGGGTCCGTTAGGACCTGCTTTGTTCGACAGCAACGATTCAACCATACCAAGTTCCTTAGGTAAATATCTAAGGATCTTGGGTGATGATTTAATAAATCTTATTATCTTTTCAATGGTCTCTGGTACTGCTGTGGATTCTGAAGTTATGGTGGACACATCATGAGATGGTGTGCACTTAAATTCATCTATCAGTCGTAAGACTGACAGTGAATACATAATTTCTATGTTATTCTTTAAGTGAGGTATTAAGAAAGATAAATCTTTCGGTATACCGTCCTTATTACATTTCCTAAATGGAACTGGAGTTACAGTTTGTTTCAAAACAAACTGTTGAATCGTCAGTCTATAACCCTTTAATAGGGTTATAGCTTTCTTTTCACCTTCATTTTTCACTAGTTTATGAACTAAGGCACTTAAAGTCTCAACATGGTATGATGGAGATTTACCATGTAATGTATTAATCACCGGAAGTAGCTCTTTCACAGAGTTTACCCATGGTGTTTTTATGTTACTGTTAAACTTTAAGATTCTTTCATTATTCACGCGAAAATCTTTCGTGCGTGTAGTGATCGGATTTTGCTCTCCCATAAAACTT